AGCGGCCTTCTTTTCGCGCTTGACAGAGGCCTTCTTCTCCGGGGCAGGAGCAGCGGCTTTCTTTTCAACAACAGGGGCGGCGGCAGCAGTAGTAGACGACTTGGAAGAAGCTTTGGGCATTTTAACTCTTGGTTATATACACTTCTAAGCCATACTTATTTATGTTGTTTTAACGCAATCACACTCCGTCCAAATTACGGCTAAATACAAGCAGGTCCTGAACTAGTTCATCCTCTTTTGGTGGTGGGGGTTCAACGAACTTAGGACTCTCTGCGGCTAAAATGTATTGTTCCAGCATTTCCTTATACTTGTTTGTCTGGGATTGAACTAAATCGCGCGTTTTTCGCGGAGTATTTGTAATCCCCTCTATCCACTTATATCCAAAATGTATAATCAACAAACTAATAATACCAAAAAGAATCCAATTTAAATACATGTACATGAAATGCTAAATACCATATAGAATTTCATGAGTGGATTGTAAGGTATAAGACAACGCATACGCCATTCGCTTATTCGCCTAAAATAAAGATACACCTGGAATAGTAGCATCCGCCACTGGTTTAAAGGGGGAGTCAACATATTCACTGCCCTGTTGCGAATCACGTAAAGGTGCACGTTCGGCAATTACCTCCTCCTCGAGCGATAATTCGCTGTTTGCGGCAGGTTGTTCCTCCTGCATTTGGGCACCGCGACTTTCCTCGGAGGGAACATACTCTACCATATCACTGCGGAGTGTTTTATTGGAACTGCGGCGGAGAAGTTCGTAAGCCACAAAAATGTATAGAACACCTAAAACTGGGTTGCTGTATAAAAACAGGTACAAAGTAATGCAGAACATTACCAGCATTCCTAAAGGCGAGTCAATCGCCGGAGCAATCATCTCAGGAGTCTCAATCGGTAAAACAATGTATAAGACAAAAACCACTAAAAGTACCATTTCGATTGGAGTCATGCTTTTAAATAAGTTGGCCACATTCATGATTGTGTATTGTTATATGACAAATATAATATACTCACTCATTTTTTAGAAGAAACAAACATAATATTATTGTAATGAGATACTATAGATACAATGCATTTCATCCGTCCTGCGTTTCTATTTGTTGCATCTATATTATTTGCTAGAGCTGACACCGAGTGCCCTACAGTTCCTAATATCCCCGAAGACCGCCGTGCTACCAAAGACACTCTCCGTATCGTCCAATACAATGTAGAGTGGTTGTTCGTCGACTACTACTCCGCGTTCGGTTGTCCAGGCGAAAATTGCACCTGGAAGAACGAAACAGAGGCCATGACCCATCTAAACTATGTGGCTGATGTTGTAAAGACACTGAGTCCAGATATCCTAAACCTCTGTGAGGTAGAGGGGTGTGATGAGCTAAATCTTCTGACCGACCGCCTCGATGGCAGTTTCCGCAGCTACCTAAAAAAAGGCACAGACACAAGCACGGGCCAAAATGTAGGCATGATTACCCGAATTGACCCTAACGTGAATTTATATCGCAGTGAAGCCAGATACACTTATCCACTGCCGAATTCCGCGTGTAATTATACCGGCGCAGCGGGAAGTACTGGCGTAAGTAAACACTACATCACGGAATACTATTTGACAATGCCCTCCGGTCCTAAAGTGAACCTCGCGTTCATTGGTGCTCATTTACTCGCGAACCCTAAAGACCCTACACGATGCGCGGAGAGGGAAGCCCAAGCTCAAGTCTTACAGAACATTGTGCACGACTACCTTGGCATGGATTATGAGGTAATACTCATCGGCGATTTCAACGACTTCGATGCGGAGATTCCCGACCTGAATGACAACAAACCCACCTCCATGGTTCTAGATATTCTCAAGGGATACGCGGGAGAATATGCGGGCAAATACGAATTGTACAGTGTTGCGGAAGTAATTCCTAAATCCGAGAGATTTAGCGATTGGTGGGACCCCAATAATGACTGTGTGGCGGAAACCGAGGAATTCTCCATGATTGACCATATACTTGTGTCTGACTTCATACGTGGAAATATTAAAAACGTCTTTGTGTATCACGGATATGATGAATTCTGCGGGAAGTATAATTCTGACCACTATCCACTTGTAATTGATTTCTAAAAATGAATTTTTTTGTGTTATAAACCATATAATACAAACACCCTCAATAATAACATACGATATATGAATCAACAAACTCCTTGCATTGAAAAGCCCAACATATTCATAAACATGCACACGATTTACGCGAACAATACTGATTATTCGGTTGTAATGGAGAAAGTGAACACACTGTTAGACGTTTTATCCAAGAATGAAGAGGATGGACTTACGTATTCTTATATGGCTGAACACCAAACGTGGATAGTGAAATACGTCAATTTGGATGGTATCATGCAAATGCAGATTAATTGCTACTGGGATTCGGAGGCGCAAGACCATGTATTTGACATTCGACGCATGCGTGGTAATAACCAGCAGGTGAACAACGGGCGGGACCTTATAAGTATATTCAAGCATCATTTCGCGAAACCGGACGAACCTGTATCACCCGTGCCTGTGTCGCGCTTGAGGTTGCGCACTCCGCCTCCACCATCTATGGATAATATCCAGTTTGTCCAGCCGTTGTCTCAACAAGTCTTGGTGTGGGAAGCGCTCAACATATACAAGAATATGGCGGAGAACCAATTCTACGAGACCCGATTATCCTGTTTGGAGGGAATATGTTCGTTGTTGCGCAGAAGTAAGTCGGAGCCCGAATTGAAGAATACGCTGTCTAATCCGCGCTGTTTGGATGTCCTGTCAAATACAATCAATTGTCTGGCGGGGGATAACTTTGATGATGTACGCGAAATGGCGAATTGTGCGGCGAGACATTTACCGGAATTGGGTGGGGAGATGGTTTGTTAAATACACCATGTACTCAACTGTAAACACTGTATATATTGTGTATATTTTTGCTTGTATAAATAAGTAATATAAACAACTAACACAGTATTTTTACATATAAGTGTATCAGAATGGATAATATGGCCACAACCAATATAGATACTAGCAAAGTGTCTGAGTTCGAAAAAACTGTGCAAGAATACTTAAAAAATAATAAAGTCCCACACGTGTATATCCTAACACCTGTATATGGTGGTGTTGTATACATCAATTATATGCAATGTATGATAAACTCAATGAAATTCCTCGACAGATTCGGCATTAAGTTGTATTTGGAATTCTGCAAAAACGACAGTCTTGTGTCTCGTGCTCGTAATAACCTCGTTGCCAAGGCAATGTCAAACCCACTTACCACACACATTATGTTTATTGACGCAGATATTACTTGGGAGCCCACTGACATTATTAAACTGATTATGGCGGACAAGTCGCTGGTAGGTGGTGTGTATCCCCTGAAACATTATTATTGGGAAAATATTATCCCCACTGATGGGTCTAACGCGGTTGGAAAATTGATAGAAAAGAAGAATAATTCCCAGATAAAAGAATTCGTATCTGACCAACAAATGGTTCAATACAATATGGTGCGCTACAATGTCAATTTCATCAACTCCGTGCTCAAAATCGAAAATAACTTGACCAAGGTCAAACATATCGCAACGGGCTTTATGATGTTCAAGCGTTCTACGATTGAACAAATGCAGTTAGCCTATCCTTCCACCAAATACACTGATGATGTGGGATTTTTGCAAAAACCCGAGGAAAATAAACACGCATATGCGCTGTTTGACTGTGGCGTAGAGGATGACCATTACCTGTCCGAAGACTGGATGTTTTGTCATAGATGGACCAAGATGGGTGGAAGTGTGTATTTGGATGTAAGCATTAATCTAACCCATACAGGTCTAGAGGATTATGCAGGGTCGTTTATTTCCGCGTTCATTTAATGGACAGTGAAGCGACATAAAAATGAAAAATTTAATAAAAAATAGTATTATTTGGAATCACATAATAATATTCAAACAAACAAACAATGGATACTATCGCAAACCGACTCGACTACTGGGAAAAATGCATTGAGGTTGACCATATATTCAACTATATGGGTATCACACCGAAAATGGATTATGACACACATGATATGAGCCTCAAAGTAAGCGGACAGTGGCACAAATACAATTGTTTCGAAGTATATCTGTTCCTCGAACACAACGAAATGGTGATTGCTCATATTCAGAGCTGCCCACCGAAACTGTGTGGCACGGATGTTCTCGAATATTTGTACAGTGTTGCCTATGTATTGGGGATTCATACAGTGGAATTAATGGACACTTCCACGATTCACGACGGCAAAGTACGTCTCGGATACTATCATATACTTTTGCACGGTATATCATGGTATAATTCTATGGGATATTACGGGAAAACATTCAAGGAGGACACCATATACAACAAACGGCAGATACAGCGTCCCATCGACGACGTGGTACAGTGCCCCAATATGCGCGCTATACTGGAGGATGTATTAGGCGACTACGATGCTTCGATGACTGTCCAACAGGCGATTCGGGAACTGGACTGGGTAATGCGCAGGAATATTATGCAACTCGAACTGTACATATTGTTTGAATACCTTATAAAACAACTGCGGCTAAGATACAGTGCACTGTTGAAAATGCAGGTATCGTCCACAGAAAAAATATATATACAAATGGCATCCAGAAAACAAATTCAACGGTTATAATACTCATCTTCATACTCACAACCTATAAGCTCATCTTGAGTCAAATATGTACTGTCGCCGAATAACTCGGCCTCAATATATTTTTGTTTGGCTTTGGAGACTTTCTCTGTTCTTTCGGGTTTTTTCAGGGTTAGTGCGGGCAATTTCACTGTCATTTTCATTTTTTTGGGGGACGGATTTTTAATATTATATTGGTCTTGTTTTTTAGGGGGCGATGGCATTTGAACGCTGGGTAGTACCGAGACACCGAAAGTGCGTCCCTCGGCAAATAGGTCTTCCGTAAGCGCACGGTCCGCTTCTTCCTGCAGACGTCTCTCTTCCAGCCTCTTTTCGCGTGCTTCGGCGGCTGCGATGGAGTTCATACGGTCTGTGAGAGATTCTATTTGGCCATTATCTATTTCAAATTCCCAGTCGTCGTCGTTTGCCATGGTATACTTATTTTAT